TCCTCGTTCTGCACGCTCAGTTAGTGAGACATCTGGATTATTCAACTGCTCCTTCATTATAGCATAGCGATCAGCTTGCTCTGGATCTTGCTCTGATAACATATCAAGCAGGTTACTTTGTCCATTTATGAAAGCTTGATTTTTCTTCTGCTTCTCCTTATTAAGCCCATACTCCTTAATCATGCCACCAATCTGAGAACCCAAATTGGCATACATTTGGCCTTGCGCCCTGCCCGCCTCAACAATGGGTCGAGTATCGACCCGTGCGAGCGCTGATCCGTAATTTCCGCTAAAGAATGGTTTTGCCATGATGTTTGTCTCCTAGTTAAATAAACTTGTGTTGCCTAGCAACCCACCACCAAGTGAACCAAGTCCACCCATAATACCTGCGTTCTTAGTTGCATCTGCTGCAACTTGTGCGGAGTACATATTAGCTGCGTTCGTTGCCTGGTTCTGTATGAATCCAAGTCCTGCTTCTGGGTTTAAGTATTGTGGTGCGCTTTGCAGACCATATCCAGCTTGTCCAAATACAGACTGTCCTTGTTGTAATGCGTTTCCTCCTCCTCTGCCAAGCACTGCTTGGAATGGGTCGAGTGTGGTTTGATCTTCTAGTGCAGCTAGTCCTCCGGCAGCTTGGATATATCCTAGTATGCCTTGTTGTTTAAGTTGCTCGTTTGCACGTTGGGCATCCATTGTTGCACCCACACCAAACTGAGCAGCTTGTTGTGTTTGTCCTTGCTCGGCTAGGTTTGCAGCCTGGGCAAGTTGTGCCTGTGCTTGTTCCTGTCCCAGACCTGCTGCCATACCAGCTTGTAGTGCTTGGTTTGTGGCTTGCTGGTTAGTAAGTTGAGCCTGCATACCACGTCCTAAATCTGCTTCCTGTAAACCTGCTTCCTGACCAAGTGCTTGCTGTGCAAATGCTCGGTTCTGCATTCTGCGTTGGTTGTCTTCAGCAACCCGTGCTTCTGCTTCTGCGATTGCACCACTTTGGTCAAATGTTCTGCCCATCATTGTGGATCTTGCACGAGCAGCTTCTGCAATTTGTCTTTGCTCACGATCTGTAAGTCCTTGTCCAAGTGCTTGCTTGGCATCTGCTAGGAGTGCGCCACGAAGTGCGTCATCACCTGCACCTAGCTCACCTGTATATGTGCCACCTGTTACACCTGCTGATGGATCGTATGCGGTTGCTGATGTAAGGCTTTGTCTACCAAGGTCACCACCATATGTTGAACCAGATGGTATAGTTATTGCACCATCACCTGTGAGTGCATCTGCTTGTTCTGCTAGGATTGTACGTGCTTCACCAAGTGCTTCCTGTGTACCTGGTTTGTAGTCCTCCATGATGTCTGTGAATAGCGGAGATAAACGGGACACATCTTGCAGGTCTGCTTCTCGTTGGCGTGATAGGTTTGCGCGTTGGATGTCTTCTCCAAACGCAGATAATCCTAAGAAGTTACCACTCTCATCAAATCCAGCTTGTCTTGCACTGTCTTTTTGTGCGACAAATTGCTCACCAACTTCATCTGCTAGTCCAGCAGCAACATCTGCTTCTGTTGCAGTGCGTGTTTCAAACTCTTGTATTGCACGCTTGTCACCTAAGAGGTCGATCATACCTTGCCCACGTCCTATAACCTCATTCGGTTTATATGTTCCTGGTTCTGACAATATGGGTTCTGGATTTATAGTTACTCCTATGCCTGTGCCACTTTCTGTAAATACACTTCCAATCTCTGGAAACTCCCTTTTACTAGCAGGATTTGCAACTTCATCCTTGCCAAATACTTCATAATGTACACGTCCAAATTCACTTTTTGATCTTTTACCACCTGCTTGTTGCTCTGCATTGTATCCAGCTAGTAAATCCCCATGCCCATCTACATAAACCTCAAATTGATTTTCAGAAGTTACCTTTTGTGTTTTTGCTGACACATCTCCTGTGCGTGTCCTATATCCCTCCGGAATACGACCTTGATCGTCAGCAACTATAGTATCATCATCTGATAGCAAAGTCTGCCTGAGAATATCTGTATCAGCTTGTGCAGTTTTCTCACGGATGGATTGTTCAAGTGGAAGCAAGGATTCTAATGAACCAACGCCTGTAAAGTCTGCCTCTCCAACTTTACCACCTGTTAGTAATGCAACTTGTGCTTCGAGTGCTTCACGCATACCCTCACCATAAGATGGTTGCTCTGGATAATTAATACTTGTTCCTCCTCCACCCATTTTTATTTCCTCCTAATGATTCTATTTAAGTCGTACCATTTTATTGGTTTTGATTTTAATTGCCTCATCCATCCAACAAATGGGAGTGGATATGGTGTTCTATCTATAAATTCACTTATGCAATTTTCTCCGATTGCAGTTTTTACATACCAGGCATCTGGTGCTAATACACCCCATTGCTCATCAGGATGTTTATCTGATTTACTTTGTACAGGTTTAGTTAGTAGTAAGCTATAAGGTGTAATAAATACATATCCATACGCTGCATAGGCACTTAAATCCTTAAACATGTCACCCTTAGTGGTGTCGTAAAATTCCTTTGCCTGTTCTAGTATATTCATTCTGCGATTATATATTCCTCTGCGTCAGTTGCACTGACTGTTGCTCCTAAGTTTATTCTTAACCATGCTGACCCATTGTCTAATGCCAGGCATGGACTTCCACCATCCCCATTTGTACAGTAAACCACTTTGCCCGCAGTTCCAGCACTCGGCAGATCCGCAACTGCAAAACTCTTTAGCACTACTGTTGTATCGATTACGCTTGGAACTGTGACTGTTGGCTCGCCCAACTCGTTTAGATTTGCTGAACTTAAATCCACTCCTGTGGCGAAAGTAAATCCACGAGTTACTGTACAGGTAATTGCCATTATGCCACCTCACGTCTTGCATTTGCTCCCACTCCTATTGCTTCCAAAGACAAATGTCTAAAGCTCGGTCTGCCACTTGTGACATTTATTTCTATACTCGCTCCGTAACCACGGGTACGACCCGTACCAAACCTAAAGAGTGCTTCTTCCGTTCCATCTGCGGTATGACTTAAAACTGTTGTACTTGCATCTGGGTCTAACGTGTTGACCTTAATATTAAACGCATCACCATTAATAGTATTTGCACCAACCTGTCCACGCTTCCAACTCTTTACGCTAATGTCTCCAAAGGTGAAGGATCGAGATACTAGCTTACCTGCGATTGCAGTTGTACCTGACTCACTTGTACTACCTATCTTGCGTCCGCTATCATCTATAGAGTTTTCCTCCATGAGATACCAACCTGTGTCGTTACATGCGAATAGTCTGCGTCTTGTTGGATTACTTCCATGCGAGCAAATCACAAAGTCATCTACATGAAATGCCAAGCTGCCTGACATTGCCGGGTAGGAATCAACGCTAGTCCATGTGGATGTAAGCAGTGAGAAGATAAAAATTTTATTAGGTACTGTTGAACTACCTGTAGGTACTGCTAGATAATAAGCGTTATCATACACGATTCCGCATGATTTATCTGCTGCTGCAAAGTTAACCTCATCAAATTGATCCTGTATAGGTCTGGTCATGGGTATGGTTTCACCACTAACTTTACTAATAGCTACCCCAAGTCCCTTGGCTGGGTCTGTGCCTGGTGACAAGACGATGACCCCATTATCTGACAGGAAGAATGTTTGTGGGCCAGACTGTGCGATTGACTTGCGTGCCACACATCCATGCTGACGGGTAATCTCGTAGGTATTAGATGCAGATGTTGTCGCAACATTGTTAATCATATGGATGCTATTACGCATAAACACGATTAACTGATCTTCTTGGTATGGGAAAAATCCTACAAGAAAATCTGCACTTCCTTTATTTATTCTAAATTGTGATTCAGCAGCGTAGTAATTATCTGTGTCTAACAAGTCAGACATTAAGACTGTATAGTTACTATCTGTGGGTTGAGGGATGATTAAGCGATTGCGAAAAAATACACCATAATCTGTGTTTGGACATTGTATGCGTCCAGCACCTGGACTTGCATTTGCTTTAACTACAAAGTCATTGCTTACATCTCCATCCCATTCAAGTGGTGTCTTATTCTTACCACGAAATAAAATTAACTTTTCAAGTGACTGTACAAAACTTGGTTTGTCTGCGGTAGCTACTACCTCACCACCAGGATAATCAATTGCAATACCACTATTATTTGCATCATTCCAAATGATTGCTTTTGTACGTGTTGCAACCACAACAAACTCTGTGCCTGTTGCTGGATCTGAAAAGAGTGTTGAACAAAATACCTGCTCTGTACCTGCACTGTAAGTTAAACTTACACTACCAGCAAGGAAGTCGATACCCTTGCGTACCTCTGCCAAGTCACCTGACAAGCGCATATTTTCACTTGTCTGTACAAATCCAGATTCTAAACTTGTTGCTTCAAGGTATGAGTTTACACCACGAAATCCACGATCTCCGTCTTGAAGAACCTGGTCATCTAGTCTGCCTGTTGTTCGATAACGTGCCATTCACTTGTTCTTAATTTCTAGGTAGAGTTTTCTACCCATGTAAATAATGGTGATGACACCTGCGATGCATCCGAATAGATCATCCAAATGTGACAGACCAAAAGTGGCAACTGTACCACTCATGCCAAGAATTGCAGTACGATCTATCATTAGAACAAACAATCTAATATGATGATACCTACGACTAGTCCGACAAATATGGTTACCATTTTTGCTTTAGTGGAGAGTGTTGAAAATTGCTGTGCGAGTAATTTAAAGTTTTTCATTTGTGGTCGCTTGGACGGACGGGGAAGGGAGGACGAGTGGCGTGTTTAATTGCTTCAGTTTGTGAGCATTGACGAGCAGTTCGTTTAGCCACAAAGATTGGGATTAGGAGGTATCCACCAAGTAATACTGCCGCTCCTGTGAGTATCTTTTTTATCGTTGAGGTGAATGCATCGAAGCCTGTTTTATGTTCTTGCATACCTTGTGCGACTAAGGCAGATACATCTCCGTGACTAAGTGCCTCGATGGTTTCTTCTGCTTCTATAAGGGCATCTTTGTTTTTAAGTGCTTCACCAGCTAGTACTCCAGCACCAGCAGAGAGTCCACCTACTACAGGGCCACCCGCAAGCGTTCCGGCACTTCCGCCAATCACTCCTCCCAATGTTGGGTAGACAGAGCGCATACTGCATCCGGTCAGGCATATCGCCAATATGATTATGGCGTAAATCATTCAGTAGAGTGACTATGACCATCAGGTGGCATTATGTAAGGTATCGTTAACTCAGATGAGGTACGACCTCTATCCAAGAAAGACCACCTTTGGTTCTCTAAGCTATGATATAGCCCTTGGGCTGTTTCTTTCATTAGCTAAGAGTTACACTTTTAATAACTGCATCCAAATCCCCTGCCGTTGTAGTCGCTATGTACAATTTAAAGGTGTTTGTAGCAAAATACAATTCTCCCTTAGTGGCTTCCTTAGCAAACTTCGTCTTATTAGCATCCGTCCCTGTCTTAACAGCGATGGTGTAATCCTTCCGTCCCAATTTTTGCTGTGCCATGACTTAGGAAGCTGTACCAGCACCGAGGCAGGGTGAAGATGGGCGAAGGCGAAAATCACCATTTGCAGAGTCTACGAATAGTGGATCGGAAAATACATTGTTTGTTCCACCTGACGCATTAAAAGTGTTATCAAATTGGAAAAAACATGAGTTGTTCATCTCAGCCGATAACGATCTTTCAGTGTTGAGTACAGTATGACTCGCATCATCGGACATGAGAATGTTATTTTGTGATATAGGACAAAAGGCAAAAGAATTTCCATGTACCGAACTAAAATAAAAAGACCCTGTACCACATTGTAAATAGAGTGTATTTCCTGAAAATTCAGCTAAATCTCCCGTATTTCTCTCCAAATAATTACCAAAATTTCTCTCAATATTTATTAAATTATTTTTAAATTTAGAAGACCCAGAACTATTGGTTACATTTAGAATTAACTGAATACTAATTCCCGTTGAACTAGTGATTTCATTTCCTTCAATAATGCCTGACCCTAAATTCGCAATTGTGAACTTACAGTCTATAAACTTAAAATTTTTAACATTTATACTACTAGTATTACCTGTGTCCCCTACTTTAAGTTCACGCACTGTCCCACTTACACTACTTTTTACTACTGCACCTTTAAGATTTAGAGATTGGTAGGTAATATTATTACCA